AACCAAGGGCGGAATAAAGCACCAAGGGAGGACCTCCTCAGTAAGCTTGCCGATGTGGGTGTAGAGCTTCTTAGTGCGCTTGTCAATGTGATGCTTATAGGTGATGTCAAGCATCCACATCAACTCAGGGTTGATGTGGATGCTTGACATCACCTATAAGCATCACATTGACAAGCATCCACATCAACTCAGGGTTGTGGTATTTAAGATAGTCAATGGCTTCTTCGCACATCGGGACCATCCAAGATCCGGTTACTGTCATTTTCATTTGTTTAAAATGGTTTAAGTTATTTCCAAAGGTTGTCTTCATTCTCAATCCAATATTGGCTTTTCTTAGTTAGGGCATCAACTTCTTTATCGCTGAATGGGAGTGTATTGCCGCCAGGCTCAACCCCTATAACCTGCCATCCTTTTTTGTACATATAAGAGATGTAGTTGCTGAGATGGCGGTCATCAGTAAACTGCTTTTGCAGTTCTTTGTATCTGCCTTGCTGATCTTTAATAGTGATTGTCGCTGTCATTTGTAGTCAGATTCGTCATCAATGATGGATGATTTGAAGGCTATAAAGGCTGCTAACGCTATTAGGAAGCAGAGTCCAGCTACCTTCGTCACCAGCTCTAAATCGTCAGTAAACCAAATGCCGTGAATGCTCAGGGCAATCGTCAAGAGAAGTACTTTCATATCGTCAAGGGTTTAACAGTGTGAATCATACCGTCAAGACCATAGGAGCAGTCCCAGCCATTGGCGTTGAGTTCTGCTTTGATGCGCTTGCATTCCTGGTAAGGGTCTTCATCAAAGTCAAATGTATCTATGATGGCTTTGATTTCGTCAATCGTCAAGCGCTTGGGTAGGCTTGCTAACATCACCCTACCATCTGAGGCAGCGATCATGTCCTTTAGAGTTGGTTTGCTCATTGTCGTTTCGTTTAGTTGTTTGACTCTGCAATACTACAAAGGCTGATTCTAATTGCAAAACTTTTTTTAAAATATTTTTTTCGTCAGTCGTCAAGTGCTTGTCAATCATCAACTTATCGTCAATAATTTTTTTCGTCAAGGCATCGTCAGTCGTCAACAAATCGTCAATCGTCAATCGTCAATCGTCAACATATCGTCAGCCTGGCAAAAGATCCATTTGTTTTGTGCTGTGTTTAGGCTGTTCCCAGGCATTGGTGTTGGCTTGTGTTACTTATGTATGCGTGACGCATTGCGCAAAGTTCTACATTTTTTGGCATTTCAACTTTTTAAAAAGTTTTTTAAAAAAAGTTTTGCAGTTTGGGAAACGTCCGTATATTTGCACTCAACAAATAAACAAAACGACAAAATGATTCCAAATTTCAAAACTCTCAAAATAGGCGTTTATGTTAATACACAGCCTATAAACGTAAAGAATACACCAAAAACAACTAAAAAAAACGATATGAACGCACAAATCAAAAAAGAGTTTAAAGAGTGGATGAACGATGGAAACGTGGTTAAAATTAACGGAACGTTTCGCACTCAAGATGCACAATACAAAAACCGCATAGCGGATATGAAAGCCTTAATGGCATATTACATTAAAGAGTTTTGCATTTAATTTAACCTATAAAAAACCACAAAATGACTAACTACAGCCAAATTTTCAAAAAGCGCAGTTTACTATCTGATGGCAGCACCAATGCCAAAACAATTAAAAATAGCCTAAAAAGCTACATTTTGTATCTTTCGCCATACACCAAAAACAGCAAAGGGATAAACATTTGCCCTAATGCATCGAATGGCTGTATTTTGGCTTGCTTAGATACCTCGGGAATGGGCGTTTTTTCAAACGTTCAATTTGCAAGAATTCAAAAAACTGATTTTTACATTTACGAGCGCACAGCATTTATAAATAAACTTGTAAATGAGTTAATGCGATTAAATAAGAAAGCCGAAAAATTGGGCGAAAAATTTGCCATTCGTTTGAATGGGACATCTGATTTGGATTTCATTGCAATTATTAAAAATCGCAGTGGTATTGATGTGCTTGAATGTATGCCTAATTTGGTTTTTTACGACTATACAAAAACTTTAGGCAAAGTTCGAAAGTATGCTGGCACAAATTATGTTTTGACCTTTTCACGTTCAGAGAGCAACCACAGCGAGTGCATAGAGGCTTTGGCTTTGGGCGCAAATGTAGCAGCGGTGTTTAGTGGTGGTTTACCATCTAATTATTTAGGCGCTGTTGTAGTAGATGGGGACAAATCAGATATCGTTATGCTTTACAATCGTGGTGTAATTTTAGGATTAACCGCAAAAGGAAAAGCGAAAAAGGACGATAGTGGTTTTGTTGTTAACTCTAATTCTTTACACTATGCATAGTTATCATTTCGCTGTAGGTAATTTCTACCTACGTTCTATGAGATATCTAGAAACAAAAAAACCAGAGCATCTACAAAGCATATTAAGTGCCTCTATCTACTTAAAAACGCATAAAGGATGGGTATTTGATAGCGACTATATAAACTCTTTAAGCATAGAGCAATTAATATGCTTGACTAACAAGATAGCATAGCAAAACACCACTAATAAGAAAGGATGTAATTAAGTTTACATCCTTTTTTTTATGCCTAATTGTTAACGCCCTATTTTTAGCCGTTTTAAGGCGTTATTTCGGTTCGTTTGGTACATTGGTATGGGTTGATAGGTTAACGTGGCTTAGAAGGCTTTAAAATAGCCTTAGATGCGATGTTACAAGCTTTGGTGTTTATAGGCTTTTTATATGTGGTGTTTTGTAGTGGTGATTTGGTGTATTGATTTGGTGTATTGTGTAAGGGATTGATTAAGGGGATTTGGTATTCCGCCATCCGTCCACCTCATAAAAAAACACAGCGATTTCAGATAATATGAACGCCTGGTAATCGCATCTACCTTGTGTTATGCGAGGTCAGTCCTTATCCATTACGGCTATGACTTGTGTTGCAAGCACAAGGTACAACCCGCCCAGATTTGAGTGGTGGGGTGGGAGTTCCCCCATCTCCATAATACTCAATCTATCTAACACAAGACAAAACATACCATACTCTATTCTCTTCCCTCCGACAACTCTTGGGGAAAGCAAGCTGATGTCTCCATGGTCCTCCACATAAACGCTAATGGTGTTTAGCTGCGATGTAACGAACGAACTATGCTGGGTGGATAGATTGTATGCCTCCAGTTATTTTAAGCCTTTAGAGGGCAGATTCTTTCCTTACCCACCAACTTTTTGAAAAACACCTTTCCAACACAAGACTAACCAAACTATGCTGATTTCAGTCAAAAAAAGCAAAATCGGACAATATATATATTTACTAGTAATAGTATTAATAGTAATATCTTATTAATAGTAATAGTATTAATAGTAATATAACTATTATATATTCAATATAGAAGGTCGAAACTAACTTCCAAGCTTTTTCTTTCAAAGTTTTCCGCAGAAAGTAGGTCAGAATGGTTCTTTAGAGGCTAATTTTTGAATTGTTTAATAAGTTAGTTTTAGTGTAATTCAAATCTAATTCTAAAGGTTCGGTGTTTTCTACACGGATAAGCTATTGTGGTTTAATTTCTTATGAAGGTTTCTACACGATGAGAAGACAGTTGTAAGACAGTGTTTGGATTCTGTAAATTATCCACATTTGTATATATCAGGGGTAAGGTATATTTTTTTTTTAATGAACAAAGTTGACTTTTGCAGAAAGTTTGTATCTTGCGCCTACTAACTAAAACAACATGAGCGAAACACTTGAGAGGCACATTAGCGTGTCTATCCGTACTCCTGAAACTAAGTTTTCAGTTGAACTACCTGCTGGATCTACCGTGCAGGATATCATTAATCTTATCGGCTTCATAATCGATAAGGATGTTAAACCTTCTAGCCAGGCTACTGATGCAATTGTATTGCATAGGAAAGTGCCGAAGACAGATTTAATCGACTTATAAGCTTATGAAGGAATCTAAACTACGCCTACTGATAAAGGAACTCCTAGGCAAGCAGTACGAGCTTGTAGGACTTACCTTCGAGCAAGCCACGGAGATGCCATTCGAGAAGTTTCTTGAATACAAGATAACTATGGACCAAAGCCAAGAATGGAGCAAGTGGGCTATAAAGTACGCAGCAAAGAAAATGGGCTGGACTATGGCTATGGCTAGAAAAGAGATATTGTGGCTTGACCTCCATAGAGGCCTTAGCGTTAAGCTAACAAGTGACGAGTACGAACTTAAAGACTTAAAACCATATTTTGATGAAGAACGGTAAACAAGAGGGCGCAGATAAGAAGAAGCCCGAAAAGCACGACCTAAACAAGAACCCCGATAAATACCGAGTAAGGATATTCGACCCTAGCCACTACGAGCGAGTGCTTCAGGTATTCCCTAACGGCAGCACCGGCTGGGTGGAAAGGAGAAAGTCATGACCGATAAGATGGTTGAGCAGGTAGTCGCTAAGTTCCGCAGACGATCCGAGGTAGGTATTAACAAGTACGGCACTACCCTTTGCAGGAACAATGCAGAAATCAATGACCGCCTTACCCACTTAGAAGAAGAGCTGATGGATGCCACCCTTTACATTCAGTGGATCAAGCAGAAGCTAGAATACACGGATGAACAACCCACGGATATTTTCTAACTTTGCTCTAACAGTACCTCGCAGCCTCTCAACGATGCTTACTGGCGTGGTCTTTTACAACCTTTGGGATCGTGAGTACACGGTCGATAGACCCCAGCAGAAGTGTTGGGGTTTCTTTTTGTCCAGCTTATCACAAGCCAGGTTATATCCTTAGTAACTATAATATACTTTAAGGCTAACCCCTTAAAACAAAGCCCCGGATTTCTCAACCCAGGGCAGCTAAACAAAATAAAGAAACAACAGTACTTTTAGCAAAACAAAAAGTAGCAGCACAAATGTACCCATAAACAAATCGAAAAACAAGTATATTTGTATATCGTTTTTAGTTAGTTTCCTTTGTGTAAGAGCTGCCTTATGGTGGCTCTTTTGCATAATTCAATATTAGGAACTAAATTTGCTTCATGCCCGAAGAAAAGCCAAGCAAAAACAAGCACGACCACCGAGCAAACCTCATCCCTATCTCAGGTCCCGATGACCCAAGGATAGTAGCTGTCAAAAAGTTAAGGGAAGCTAAGAAGAAGGACTTAAAGAATATGCTTGAGATAGAACTCAACAAAAGCATAAATGGAGTCACTCGCATGGAAGGACTGATTGCAAGATTAGTCTCTGAGGGTATCCGTGGCAATATGAGAGCCATAGAGCTTGTTCTTGCCTACATCTATGGTAAGCCACAGAATGCAGTGCAGGAGAACAACGACAAGCCATTCGTGCTTGAACTAACTGACGGAAATGACTCGGTAACAGTATCAGGTGATTCGATGCCGCAGGTGGTTGACATTGATGACTCCGAAGAGATAGAAGAAGACTTACGAGAAGAAGATGAAATTAACTAAAAGACAAACGGAGGCCTATCGGCTTGCGCTGTCCGGAGAGAAGCAGTTCATCTTGTTTGGCGGAGCTATCCGGGGTGGAAAAACTTACTGGCTTCTTCTAACCTTCATATCCCTATGCTCCAAGTTTCCGAAGAGCAGATGGGTGATTGTTCGTGCGAATATGCCTACGCTCGAAAGAACTACCTTAGTAACTTTTAACTCCATTCTAAATGAAGGATTGGCTAAGTATATTTCCTCTTGGGACAAAAAGGCGCAGACGGTCACTTTCACTAATGGCAGCGAGATTATCTTCATGGGCGAAAACTACGAAACGGATAAGGACTTGGACCGCTTCAAGGGACTCGAAATAAATGGAGGAGGCATTGACGAGATTAACGAGTGCCAAGAGCAGACGCTGTACAAAATGCTCGAACGTGCTGGATCATGGAACAACTCTGTTGGCAGACCGCCTATCGTAGTACTTGCCACTTGTAACCCTGCTAACAACTGGGTAAAGGAAGAAGTCTACGACAGATGGCAGAAGAAGTCATTGCCCGAAACTTGGGCGTACATTCCTTCCAAGATTACAGACAACCCTTACATCCCTGCCGACTACCTTCAGTCTCTAAAGGCGAATATGCCCGAATACGAATACCTACGATTCGTGGAGGGAGACTGGGAGATTCAAGAGAAGCCCGACAATCCGTTTTTCATGGCGTATGACGCACTAACTCACGAAAGTCAGTCCATACACTTCAACCCGAATATTCCGTTGCTTATATCGCTTGATTTTAACTTGCAGCCTTTTGCTGGTATCGTAGCGCAGAAGTGGAAAGATGACCAAGGAGAACATTTCCACATAGTAGATGAGTTTAACGTAGTGGATGGAAGCATCCCGAAGATGATAGATGTGATTAAGGAAAGGTATGAGCCATATCTTCCTATGTGCCTTATTACTGGTGATGCCATGGGCAAAAGGGGAGACCTCTCTCAGAGGGACAATGCCAACTACTACGAGCAGCTTGCAAGAGGGCTTAACCTTAGCACTAAGCAGATACGGATACAGCCTAACCCTAAGCACGAAAACAGCAGGGCGCAATGTAACTATGTCCTTAGAAACCACCCCGACTTCAAGGTGAATCCTAAGAAATGCCCGAATATGTCAAGGGACTTTAAGCAACTTAGATGCGATGCTGCTGGCAACATTATAAAACGTAACCGACAGATTATCAGCCAGTTAGCGGATCACGGTGACTCTTGCAGATATATGATTAATACCTTTTTGAACGATTGGTATTTGATTCATTTGAAAAGAAGTGGATATAAAACTTTACCTTTACCTCATTAATAAAATAGTAAAGCTATGAGCTGCCTTGAATGCACCGATTGTCTTGATTTGGGAACTTACGATATCTGCTGCGAAGAAGTGTTTATCGGGAGGATGCCTGATGCAGAAACCGAGTATTTATTACTGATTAAAGACTTGTCTCTTAATTCGATTATTAGGCAGGTGTATGAGTCTTCTGCTCAAGGAGATGTTTACCTCATTCCTGACCAAACTAAATTTGCTGTAAATAGAACATATGAAGTCAGAATTTACCCTGCTGATGCTTGCAATTTTGATGATCCCCTTGATATTGATACGGATATCTCTGAGGATCTTGAAAGCTGTGTTTCGTTGGATTTTTTCTATTCCGAATGATAGAGAGAGCGATAATAGTTAGTCTACTCATAGTAGCTACTCATATCTCCTTTGAACCTGATATGATATTCGAGAAGATTGGACGCTTTTTGTCCAAAGCTTTCCCCGAAGGTAATCCCCTTAACAAACCCACACACGCTTGTGTCGCTTGCATGGCTTCTATTTGGGGCGTTATTTACTACGCTGCCACATCTTTTGCACCAGGCTTTGATTTTAACGCTTTAGAGATGATATTTGTATGCGCCATGTGCGTACCGCTTAATTTCATCTTTATAAAACTAGCTTAATGATAAAATTTGTTTATCGGCTTTTCAAGAAAGAGCTGACCCAAATGGTTTGGGACGAGACCTACAAGCCTGACCGAATGCGAGGCTTAAAGTTTGCCATGGTCTGCGAGGGGCATAAGTTTTTTGTTTACAACAACTTATTCGATGTCCCTATCGAACGAATGGGCAGAGTGCAAGATTATATCATCCAGCTTAACCGAGTAGTTAGCAATGATGAGCTAGCAAACTTTATTCAGAACATGGAGCAGGCTTTATTCAATGCTACCAGCGGAGATAAGGTAAAGGACTTGGCTAAGATTGGTTTCCTTATAGGAGAACTTAAAAGCAGAAAAGAGATGCTCTTGCATCCTGAGATTATGATGGAGTTAGCCGGTGCGCTATACATCCGTGAAGACCAAGACCCAGCTGAGTGGAACGATGAATTCGAACACAAGAAAGTGGATATGTTCCGCAAGAACTACACGAGTGGCCAGCTTTACGATTTTTTCGTTACAGGCGGATTGAGTCAATTCTTTCCCAACTTCGAGTCTTTAGAGAAAGACTGGATGGTATTATGGGAGCAATCCCAAATCCGCCTACAAGCAATTCAGGACCTGATGAAGTCCTCACAATAGGAGCAGAACTCTACATGAGTGATGTTAACTGGAGGGAGCTATTCATAAGCATGGCTCAAGGGGACATTATTGCCTATAACGAGTATATGAAATCTCCATTGGAGAAAGCCTTAACTTTGTTTTCGTACAACCGAAAAAAGAAGACCAAAGATGGCTAATGTTACTATTCAGTACACCGCAGATATTCAACAGCTAAATGCAAAGCTTGACTTAATAATTCAAAAGCAAGACCAGCTGGCTTCTTCTGCGAAAAAGGCTTCGGATGATATGGTTAGCTCTAACAAAAAGGCTGCCGAAAGCCTTGATCCGTTGGCTAATCAGCTCAACAAGATAGGTGGGATGATAGTTGCGGCATTTAGTATTGATAAAATAATTGAATTCAGCAAATCTGTAATTGATACCGAGAGAAAGTTAGAACTTCTTCAAAACAGATTAAACTTTGTTGCTGGATCTACCGCAGATGGCGAGAAGCTATTTAAGAGACTCGTTTCGACAAGTAAAAACCTTGGAATAAACATTGAAGTATTAGCTGAAGGCATGGCTGCTTTTGGTATATCTGCTACACAAGCTGGATTTAGCGCAGCTAAGGCAGAACAAATATTTTTAAAGATGTCAGCAGGTCTTCGTGCTGCTGGTGCTACCTCCCTTCAGTCGCAGAGAGCATTTTTTGCTTTGCAACAGATGATTGACAAGGGAGTTGTTTCTGCGGAGGAATTAAGGAGACAGCTTGCTGAAGCATTGCCAGGTGCTACATCATTGATGGTAAAGGCATATAATAACCTTAACCCAAAGCAGCAAGTGACGATGGATCAGTTTATAAAGCTTCAAGAAGCTGGTAAAATACTTTCTCGTGAAATACTTCCTGAGTTTGCAAATGTAATTGAGAAAGAATTTGCGCCTGCCCTTGCTGGTAAAAAAGAATCCCTTGATGCGGCTCTCGATAGAGTAAATACTCAATTTACTTTGTTGAAATCAAACCTTGCCAATTCAGCATTCATAAAAACTGTTGCCTCTACAATATCTACCGAATTAGAACGGGTTAATTCGATTTTGAACAGCAACTTTACCGCAATGGAAAAGGCTGGAATGGTTCTTAATCTATTTACATCTAGCAGAAGCGCGTCTGTCATTGTTGCCAATGAATTCATAAAGACTGAAGAACAAATTGTTAAAGTTCAGGAAGAGATAAATAAAGAAGGAATAGCTAATGCGAAAAGGATAAGCCTTCTTAAAGGAGAGGAAAAGAAGCAGGCACTCGATGAGCTTTCTAGGCAAAAACTAATCCTTGAGGGGATGGTTAAGGCTGGTACGGCTACCAAAGAGCAGATACGGTCTTTTGAAAGAATAAAAGCTACGCAACAAGAGCTTTTTGATTTAGAAGTGCAAAGCGCAGCAAATAGCAAAACCTCTGAGGAAGAACGTAAAAAGGCAAGAGAACAAAGATTAAAAGACGAAGTTGCTCTTGCTAAAATACGAGTAGAACAATCTGAAAAAGGAAGCATTGAGGAAAACAACGCTCGTGCAAACCTTGCCCAAAAACAAGGTGACCTCGATGTTTTTATGGCTAAGAGTTCTGCCGAAATGCAGCTTGCAAGGGTTGTTGCTGAGAAAAAGGCAAACGAGGAGATAGAAATAGCTCGTGCAAAAACTGCCGATGCTCTGTCTCAAGAGGTATTAGAGGGGGAGGAAACTCCTGACCCTAGCAAAGACCCTAACTTAAAAGCAATAGACAAACTTCTTGAAACATATAGAAAGAATGAAGATAAGATTTCTGAGGGAATTGCTGCTCCATTCATGAGTGCAATGGATAAAGAGCTTGTTGCAGCAGCGTCTCATTATATTGATTTGATTAAGCTTACTGATGAAAATTCCGATGAAAGAAAAGCGCTTGAAGAAGCCTTACAAAAGGAGCTTGACAATATAAGGCAGAGGTATGCCGACAAAGAGGCCAAGAGTCTTGAGCAAAAAATAAAAAAATATGCTAGTGCTGCAATCGAAATAATAGGGCAGGCAAACTCTTTAATTACCGGATATGCCGATGCAGAAAGGAAAATGAGAGAAAACGCTATGACAGCAGAGCTTCAATCATTATCAGCAAGGTTTGAGGCAGGCGTAATGGGAGAGGAAGAGTATCAGAAAAGAGTAAACGAAATAAAAAAACAGCAATTTATAATAGATCAAGAGGCTGCAATTTCTAAAATAAAAATGGATACCGCAGTAGCTATAATAAACTTATTTGCTCAACTGCCATTTCCTGCTGCTGCTCTTTTAGTAGCTCCAGTCGCAGGATTAGGGCTTGCTCAAATAGACGCAGTAAAATCAACTCCAATGCCTACGTTCCACGATGGAGGTATAGATATTGGAGGGGATGGAAGGATGACTTCAGGCCCATTAAAATCAGATGAATTCATAGCGAAACTACAAAAGGGGGAGTCTGTTATGACGGCTAATGAAACAGCAAAATACAAGGATGTTTTGTCTGCCATTAGAGAAGATAGATTACCTGGACTGATTGCTGAAAAATACATTATTCCAGCATACAGAGACTCTATGAATGATGTAAAAAGAAAAAATACATCTCAGTCTACTATGGAGCTTGCCTTTCAAACAGCAGAACTTGTTAGCGCAATAAAAAACAACAAGAGAATCAAGATAGATAACGTAAAGGAGCTTTCAAAAGCAATGAATAAAAACAGTACGATAGAGCAAGTGATCAGAAGGAGGAGTTGGTAATGGGGTTTACTTTTTTATTAAATACACAACCCGTAGAAGAGCCGATGGGCTGGAGAGAGGCTGACTTAAAGATTATAAGAGATGCTGCTCTGCCAGGCTTATTTACCGAGGTTATAGCGGATTTAGAATTTTACGGAGAGGGATATCTTTTACTAAAGTCACTATACGATTCGTCTAACGGCTGCGTAGAGGTTTCGGTGGAAATATCTAGCGATTGTGGATTTTCGTTTAATGGAATAATATATCTCTCGAATGTAGAGTTTGATTTAAAAAGGTGTATAGCATCTTGCTCGGTAGAAGACAATACCGCAGGTAGCATTATATCAAGGTTAAAAAGCGTTGATGTCCAAATTAATGGAGGTCTATCGTTAGATGGTTCTGCAATTGCAAATATTGGGGAAACGCTAGCCGCAGGTGGCACTGTCGGCAATAAAACATGGTTTAAAGCCGGTGATTTGCTTCAGTATTGCTTAGACTATTTTTCTAATTCTTCTATACAAATAGTTAGCGACTTTCTGTTTACAGATGAATATAGACCTAGAAGACTTCAGGTAACCGTTACTGCCCTAGGGCCAAGCGGATTATTTAGGCCGACTTGGGCAGACATATATGGGCAAACTCAAGGGCCTATAACTGCAGCAATCGCTGGAGGTCTGACTTCTATTCAGCTTGCTACAAGAATGTCTCAAATATTAAACGGACAATCTCAGTTATTTGGAGGTGGAGCAAATGAGGCAAATGGTATATGGCCAATATACGCAAACAATAATGGGACTAACACAATAGAGATATTGTTTTTTGGGAATCAAACCATAAGCTTTGGCGCTACCTTTCCTTGGGGGGCATTATCTGTTTCCGAAGTCGAGTCCGCAAGCTATGGGGCGGCTAATGTTTACCTTACAACTGGCTCTATAATTAAAGATGAAATAGAGGCGTTTTTCGTTTCTTTCGAAAATATCTTTAATGGAATAGCTGGGTGGTATAACCTATCGGTAGAGCCTTATTTTTCTGCTGGTCAAAATTATTTAAGGATAGAGCAAGAGCCTTACTTTTTCCAACAATCTCAAATAGCAGAAGTTAATAACTACGAGTCTATAACTCAGCAAAAGCAAGATATTTATAACTTTAGCTCATTAAATTACGGACGAACATCGACTGATGAAAACGCATTTTTGCACCAAGAAATAAGTTATGTGGGTCAATCATGTAGCACAAAACAGATTGATATAAATTCACAAATTCAAGTGCCTACATCCGACTTCCCAACTAACCCTTCTTCATACGGATCTAAAGATATAATTATAGCAGAAAAATGGAATCCCACCATAGGAGTTGATGCAGTAAGGAGTTATCTTGTTAGTTATTTTGATGGAACATCCATTCAGTCAGGAGAGTATTGGGCCGCATCCATATCACATCCCTTTGTAGCTAAAAACTATTCCAACAGAGCGCCTGACGGACTTACTCTTCAGGGAATAAATGTCCCCAATTTAAATAATCCCAAATTAAAAAGCGTTGTCGTTTTCAATGCTGGGATAAATTTATCGCAATTATCTAGCATTAGAGCAAATTTAAAGGGATACATTCTTTTTGACGGAACAAAAGGTTGGATAAAAGAAATTTCTACTAATTTAACTACTGGGTTAACTTCTTTTCAATTAATTACAGAATGAGTATATACAATATAGTCCCTAACCAGCCTCTCGGTTGGAGCGAAACGATTCCAACTGACGAATGCGGATGCGAAAAGCACGAGTACTGCGCTCCCCTTCTGTTCGAGTTCACCAATGCTGTATATGAAGCATACACGGCTCGTGCTATTGCCGATGGTGCTTTGCCTAGCGATAGGTCAGCAGCTTGTATGGAAGAGGTTATGGATACGTTCTACGAGATTTCTAGGTCAGTAAGGTATGTGTCAGACCCTATAAGTATATTGTATCAAGGAGACCCATCTGAAGAGGAAACTTGTAGTAATATGCCGTACATACTTGACGCAGTCCCAAGCATAGAAGGAGGCTCAACTACGGTGATAGGCAGCGAAGACCCAGGTTACATAGAAGGGCAACTTAGTTTTCTTACCGAAGTTGGAGAAGAGGAGGCAACCCCACAATTTATTCAAGTAATTTTCGAGTCTCCATTTACGGGTGGCTGCAAAAATACAGTATGCTTTTCAGTAGAGCCTGATGACAGAGTAGTTGATTATCCTTGGCAAATAATAGTCGGTAATTCAAATGGCACTTTTGAAATAAACTCTAATCCATTAAATGCTGCTGCTCCGTTTAGCATTTGTTTTGAAATGGACTTATACGACCCGGTAATTGGGATTATAGAAATATCAATGCCATTAGGAAGTGGAGATGAAGTATTTCAAGGCATATTCAGAATAGCTTCTGCAACCGAGAACTGCAACTTTGCTCCGTTAGGACTTGTGGAGTCGACTACTGGAGATGTTATTGGTGAAATTTACGAGCAAACAACTGGCACTATCGTAGATGGCGATGAGGTTTCTTTTTTTACAGAGGCCACGATTGGCGTTGCTTCAATAGAAGAGATAAAGAACAAATGCTTTTATATTAAGATTGCTTCCGAATGTTGTTGCGATGATGTGTTTTACAGCAAATGTATAAAGCCATTATCTGACGCTTGCCATACTGTTGGAATAAGCTTTTGGCAAGGGGTTACGGCTACTGTGCCTGCTTACGGATTCGGTTTCTACTACCCTGCTGCATCCCCAGGCAATGAGTTCAAGCAATTCATGCGTGTATGGGGAGAGATTCGCAATCCGCAGTATGACGGAGAGATGGAAATGTACCAAGACAGCTTTGGCAGAAGGCAAGTAGTGTATGCTGAGAGCAGAGAGTTTAAGAGCTTCATTATAAACTACTCTCCTGAGTATGTTCACAATGCTTTAAGGCTAGCTTGCAGACATGATAACTTTGAGTTGACAGATGTCAGCTACAATATCATTGCTCAGAACTCTTTCACTCGCTCTGAGGCATATTCTCCATCTTGGATACGGATAAGCAGGCTTGCACCGGTAACCTTAGAGGTAGAGAAGAAGACTCAGAACCTTGTTGGAGGAAGCTCAAAAACATTCTGTTCTTAATTGTATATTTGTCCTGTCGTGCGTTGTGGCCTTGACTTGCCATCCAAATGTCAAACAAAACATTCCCAAATCTTAAAACATGGCATATTTTGAATATGGCTGCGGTACTTTGCCGAATCACCAGCTTTTAGCTTGTGGTGTTTATGATCGTGGGGGTATTTCGGCAATTGGTATTTTGGAAGCAGACCACACAATTGTTGATTACTCTAACGCTTCACAATACACTGCAAACATTGCTGCTGGTAACCTGAAGGTTATCAAAAACATTCGTGGAACAGTACCTGATGCCTCTCCCGTAGAAGGAGATAATCCAGTTGGCTGCGGTCCTGATACAATCCTTAACGGATTTAACTTCACCGCTACTTGGCAGGATGCTAACACTAACAGCGCAAACGTAAGCTTTTACTCTCAGCTTAACACACGCACAACCGAATTGGTATTATTCCTTTGCGGAAGTGACGAGGTGTTGGTTGTGAACAACAAAGTGAACTTTGTATGTAACCCAGTGATGGTCCCTGCAAACAACAAAGAACTTCAGATGTTTAACTGTACAGCTCGTGCCTCTATTGGCCCGAACGAGTTGCCACAGAAATACACTGCACCTGCTGGTATCTTTGACCTCCCGTAATTGTCGCTGCTGACAACTACTTAGACCCTACCTATATGGTGGGGTTTTTTATTTTTGGTTGATTAGCAATTAATTGCCTAAATTTGGGCATGACTACGGGAATTATAATGATGGCTTTCGGTAAGCCATCCTACTATCAAATGGCATATAACCTTGCCTTGTCCATCCGTTGCTTCGATAGGGACATTCCAATTCAACTTGTACACGATGGAAATTGGGGTATCGTAGATGACGATAAGTGGGTGTTTAACGACTTTACCCAAGTAGAGAAAGATGACTTGTACGTTGATGGCAAGTTCTCTCCCGGTAAGGCAAAGACTCGCATAGACAAATACCTAATCTATGACAACAACATTTACTTAGATGTAGATGCGGTTTGTTTGAAGCCTATCGCCCCTTTGCTAGACCACCTAAAGACTCTTAATGGCTACTTCTACTCGCAGACTGCTGCGTGGATGACTGAAGGCGGAAAGACTCCGAAGGGCAACCTAAAGAGAGATGGGAATAGCTTCCCTGAGATGCAGTGGGCAACCTTAGAGACTATTTGGGAGATTCATAAGCTTAAAGAAGATGCCGAGGTTACTGCTATTAACAGCTCGTTCATGTATCTTAAAAAAGGAGCGAAGCTTACCAAGTTCTACGAAAAGGTAAGGGATAATATCGATAACGGCATTCCTATTGATAGGCTTGCTATGCCATGGGGAGGCACTTACCCTGATGAGCTTGCTTACAACATAGCTTGCGCTCAGTTTGAGTTAGATCCGTTTGCAGGCGTTAACCCTATCATGTTTCAGTACTTAGAGCCTCTAAGAGACATTGCTGGCATGAACGAAAAGTATTACTTCTTAGGACTTTACGGAGGCATAGGCTTCACGCATATCTCTGCGTGGGAGTACTCCGATAGGCTCATCCGCAAATACCATTCTGAATTAGGATTGCTACACAAATACAAGTGGCATTACTTAGCAAAAGACAAACACGCTGCAAAGCAAAAAGTACTTGTTGCACGATGAAAGTAAGCATTATAACCACCTGCAAAGGAAGACTCCACCACTTGAAGGAGGCTCTTCCCACATGGCTTGAGCAGATTGGCAAGACTACCTACGAGATTATCGTAGTAGATTATGCTGACCCTGACAATAGCTACGACTATGTTGCCTCTTTGAACAACCCGAAGGTTAAGGCTGTAAAGGCTACCGATTGCGGAGATTACTTTAACCTTAGCAGGGCAAGAAACATTGGGGCATTAGAAGCCCGTGGAGACATCCTTTTCTTCTTAGATGCAGATGCACTCCTTGAGCCAAAGTTCTTACACTACCATGTCTCTAAAGTGCTTGTAGATGGAAGTTACGTTACTGGCTGGGACTATGGAGATGGCACTGGCTGTTGTTTTGTTTGGAAGAGAGACTTCCTTGCTGTCAGAGGCTACAACGAAGTGGTAGATGGCTGGGGATGGGATGACATTGACTTCTACTACCGCTTAGACCAAAAGTTCAGCATTGATAGGCGCAAGTTCGCCTTTGGGCTTACTACAATTAAGCATGGTGATGAAGAACGAATTGAATTTTATAGAGGCAAAGACCTTGCTGCTAGCAACCGAGAGAATCAAGCAAAAGCAAAGCGCAGATTTGTTAGCTCGATTGCATGATTAAACTACCCATAATTTTGGAAAAGCCTACAAAAATAAGAGTCATAACAAATTGGTGCGATAGCTTTGCTATTCATGATAGGATTATTGACCAATATGTAAGCACCAAGCAGTTTAAGGACAACCTACACTTTGTTAACGATGACTCTTACGAGTGGCTTGTGATATTCAATGACAAGAAGGACTTCGATATAAAGGTCCCCAAGAGCAATGTGATAGGGTTTATACAAGAGCCACCTGATCATAACTTCTTTGACAGAAACATTGGCAGCTACTGCGATGTTGTTTACACTTGCACAGAGCCTGAGGCTTACGGCATAGAAGGCAACTTAGTAGGCTTCCCTGCTGGGATGTTCTACCACATGGACGGAGATGTCGAAGAGTACCTCCAGCCTATCGAAAAGACCAAAACGCTTTCTATGATTACTTCGGGTATCCGTGGAGGCTTCTACGAGCATAGGCACAATATAGCCAGGATGCTTGCAGGCACTAACACTTGCGATGTCTTTGGTAGAGGTCTTAATTACAGAGGCGTAAAGGGTGAGTTAGGCAATAAGTCTTACGGCTTGCTGCCTTATAAGTTCTCTATCTGTATGGAGAATGGCATTTGGGATGACTACATATCAGACAAGATTATAGATGCTGTGATGTGTTCTTGCATTCCTATTTACGTTGGAGCAAGGAATATAAAGAAGCATATGCCTTTTGCGATAGAGCTGAAGTCTTACGAGTCTCCGAGACACGCTCTAAACGAAATAAACGAAATCATATCGAGTGTAGACTACGATAAGCAAGTCTTAGAGGTAAATAAATTCAAGCAAAAGTTCTTAAAAAAATACAGCATCTATGAAAGAATCAAAGCTAGTGTACAACAAGCCAGTTGTAAGTGAGGGCTTCCTTATTTGTGAGTGCGCCCATAATCGCCCTGAAGAGGGTGTGCAGATAGACTACCATGCTTTGGGTATATCTCCTCCTATGGAGTCTACCAATTACAACTGGAAACCAGCTCTATTTGCTATTGATGTTATTGATTTTGCCATTACAATGCACGATTGTGCCGATGGAACACCTACCTTTATGATTAGAGTGCAGGATATGTCTTTTATTATAAAGGGCAAGGTAGAAGACTTTAAAGACTTGATTATATGAAAGAGATACATTCGATTATCCGAAAGCTTTTAAAGGGCGTAGAATCCCCTATAATTGTAGAGATAGGCGCACATAAGGGAGAAGACACGATAGTGCTTGCAGAGGTCTCTAATAGCGTTGTACACGCATTTGAGTGCGACCCTCGTAACCAGCTTACGAGAATGCCTAGCAATGTAGTGGTGAACTACAAAGCCATCTCCGATAAGGAGGGTATGACAGACTTTTGGTTAAGCGAAAGACCTGGCGCACAATGGACTTGTTCTTCCAGCCTACTCCAGCCTGGCAACCACTTAGTGGAGCATCCCGATATTAACTTCCAGCATAAGGTGCAAATCAAATGCACTACCCTTAGTGGCTACTGCGATGCGAAGGGAATTGATAAGATTGACTTCTTATGGATGGATACCCAAGGTGCAGAGGCTATGATTATAGAAGCTTCCTTAGAAGCCATTCAAAAGACTGCATGGATTTATACGGAATATTCTAACAAAGAAGATTTTAAAGGTCAAAAATCCTTAGATGAAATTATGTTAATTTTGGGGGAGGATTGGGAGATTGTAAAGAAGTGGGATTGGGATGTCCTTTTAAAGAATAAACGCTATGTGTAAGTGTAGAACAAGAGGAGGCAAACGATGATCCTTGAATTAGCAGAAGAACTGCTTTCAAAGATTGCCAAGGAGTATGCCATTTATGAGCAGAAGAAGAGGTCGAACAAGTATTACGTTCCTGACTTCTATCCTACTTATAAAGAGTGCGTAGAGATGGCAGAGCGTCTGCGTATCCATTCGGACTATGACGCATTCCCCGAAAAGTTATTTCGAGAGAAAGCACCCAACGAACTACCTCACGAGTTTAACTATCGTAAGGCTATCTACCGACCTATTACGGTCCCTTACTTCCACAAGGCTGTAAACATTGCAGGTCGTGTTTGGAACAGACAGAACTTCGAGGTTCGCTTTGACAACCAAAATCAAGAGCGTTACTTCACCGAGCAATACCCTCGCTTTGGCAGCTTAGAGAACTACTTCCAGCAGATTGTAAGCTTTGAAACGCTTACCGACCCGAATGCGGTTGTTGCCATTATGCCTATTAACCTTGAGTACTTCGAGAGCGGTGAGTTCAACGACTCCGTAGAGGTTACTCCAGTAGCGTACTGCTTTAAGAGCAAGCGTGTATGGGCATGGAAGGACGAGGAGTATGCAATCATTAAGGCAGAGCAGAAGAGCTATGTAAAGACCGGTAATAACGGCAAGGAAGAGGAAGAGGGCTTAGTGTTCTACATCTTCGATAAGAACGAGATACAAATAGCGAAGCAAGTTGGGAAAAAATCCGACTTTGAGTTCGAGATTGAGTTGTACTACCGACATAACTTAGGATACTTGCCTTGTCGCAGACTTGGTGGCATATCCGTACAAGAGTCAGGAGACTACTACTTCCAGTCATTCTATACTCCAGCAGTACCTGCCCTTGACCAAGCGGTGAGTGACTTCTCTACCTTACAGATGTCTAAGTTCAGCCACGCCTTCTTGCAGAAGTGGGAATACGTTGATGAGTGCGATACTTGTAATGGCACGGGAGAGACTGAAGAGGCTATCGGCTTCGAAGAGAAAGTAGCTATTGCTTGTAGCAGCTGCGGTGGCTCAGGCACTAAGCGTATGTTTGGTCCGATGAGCGTTTACCAAGTTCAAGCACCTAACCGCTTTACCAGCGAGACAGAGACCAAGATAAACATTCCGCCTGCTGGCTTCATCGATGTGAAGCACGAGATTCTTGAGTTCTTGAATAAGCAGGTTATTACGAATATCCAAATGGCTTTCGAGCTTTTGAGTATTGACGTAATGAACAACGAAAAGATTTCGGGCAGAGAGACAGCTACCGGTAAGGCTATCGATAGGGAAGAATTGTATTCTTTCTTGCTTCGCTTTGCTAACACTGTATTCGATGACTTCGAGTTTGCTATCGATACGATTGGCTCTATGCGCTATGGCTCTGAGTGGCAGATGCCAGCAGTACGCTATCCGCAAAACTTTGAGATGCGTACAGATGCAGAGTTGACAGAGGAGATTAAACACGCTCCTAACTTCTCTCGTGCTATGCTTGCCCAGCAGTACTTAGAGACTCGCTTCCCTATCCAAGAGGCTAAGAGTGCTATTATGAAGCTATCGGTTCAAGTTGACCCTTACTTCAACTTAGATCCGAAGGATGTGCTTTCTTTAGTTGCTTCAGGCATTGCCGAGAAGTGGAAGGCTGTTATGCACTTTGAAATCGAAGCCATTATTAAGGGCTTGGTAGAAGAGAGCGAAGGGTTCTTAGACTTACCTATGTTGGAGCAGAAAGCTATCATTGAGGCTAGGGCTAAAGAGATGACTCCACAAGCACAACAAGGATTATCTGTTGACACTATTTTGAACGCATAATGACTCCTGAGCAATTAGAAAGCAGGATACAAGACAATTTAGACTCTGTGAACGAAGAGTTCATGGAGAAGGTGGAGGAGTCGCAAGAGGAATTACTTGCACTCCTTTTGCTTTTGTTGCGTAACCTGAAGTATGATGGTGATGAGGTGGCTAACTCGCAAGAGAACTACGCTGCTGTAAATGGCATTATGCAGGAGGCAGAAAGGGTTATGGGCAGCGGTAAATACCTTGAGGCATTAGTCTTTTATAGAGACAAGCTTGAAGAGCAGTTTCAGCTCATTAGAGACTACTTCGAGTCTATTGGTGAGCAGTTATCCCCTGAGGACATTGAAGCCATTGAAGCGCAGCAAAATAGCCTTGAGCGTTCTGCTCTTGAGTCCCTAACAGAAATAAACGCATCTGTTTACTCTCCTATCCAAAATGCCTTGATTCTAGCCATTGCTGGAGCAGGCACGAGGTCTGTATTGGAAGACTCCTTTAAGGAGATTGTTGTAGGAGATTCCATTCGTAAAGGCAGGTTATTTGTGTTTGCGAACACTTTATCCGACACGCTGTTCACTTCTATCACAAGGTCTTTGGTAAGCACCTTTTCAAGGGTATTAGGCTTTACCAAGTTTAGATACGCTGGTGGATTGATTAAGGATTCGAGAGACTTCTGCGTAGCTAGGAATGGCGGTGTTTACAACGTAGATACAATTAGGTCATGGGCAGACATTGGCACTTGGCAAGGTAAAATACCAAATACAACAAGGACAACTATCTTCTTTTACTTAGGCGGATACAGATGTAGGCACTGGCTTATTCCCGTTAGATAGTTGATTTTCAAATATTCTTACTTAACTTTATCAAAAAACACAAACCATGGACAGAAAAATCAGAGCCGTTGGTCCTCGTGGAGTAATTTTTATTTCTGAGGCAACAGCAAGAAACTCCAAGTTTCTATCAAAGTATGGCATCCGAGTAGAGGATGAGACCTACTCTGAACAGCAGCCTATTGCTCAAACCAAGATTGGCAAGGCAGTAGTTGCAAGCGAAATGAAAGACCCGATGTTAGAAATATCTGAAATCGAAGTCCTTCCCAAAAAGAAGATTAAACCACAAACCATTACACCAAACAACTAATTATGGCTATCGATCACAAGGAAATTAGCAAATGGCTATTTGACAAAGAAGTAGAGTTTGAATCTCTCGACACATTTAAGGATGAACTATCTAAGCGTTATGTCTCTCGTGAGGTTGCTGCCGATGATGAAGACATTCGCAACAAGGTAACCGGGAAGACTCTCGGCACTCTTGAGACTAAGTTTAAACGCCAGTTTGGACTTACTGAAGAAGAAGTAAAAGGCAAGAAGCTTAGTGACCTCTTCGAGATTGCTGAGACGAAGCAGAAGGGATTGATTGATGACTTGCAGGCACAGATTAAAACGCCAGGTCAAACTCCCGAAGAGATTAAGGAACTGAAGGCTCAGTTGGAAGATGCTAAGAAGCGCAGCAAAGAGCAAGAAGAGCTTGCTGTTGACTTAGGCAAGAAGCTACAAGAGAACGAGGGCGAGTTCAATAATCGTATCAATTCGTATATGGCTGATATGGAATTGAACAAAGTGAAGTCTTCTATTCAATGGGCTGACTCAGCGAATCAATACGCTAAGAAAGGCTTTGAAATTGATATTGCAGAAAAGTTTAACTTTGTGCTGTCTGATGGCAAGTTGATTGCTACCGATAAGGCTGGAAATCAGGTTAAGAATGAAAAGGGGACTGGATATATGACCCCTGAAGAAATTCTCCAATCTGAAGCCTCCAAAGCTGGATTAATTAAAAAAGCAGGAGAGGCAGGTTCTCAAACGGTAACCACCAACACATCTGTTCAGACAAATACTGGCTCAGGCAACGGAGCGCAGAGAAGGTTCATTCACCCACGGGCGCAAGGACATCTCGAAGCACTCGCAGCTGCTAAAGCTTAGTAATCGCACGACAAAGCTGTGTCTCGATGGACATTAAACATCGAAGTGTGCCTTGGCTGGGCAGTTAACAGCCGTTTAACAAAAACTTTGATTTTTAACAATGTCTTACGCATTTTCTTCATTCGTTTCTTGCCCTGATATTCAGGGCCGCATTGACGAGGGTTACTTTAAAGCAGACCCTACAATGTTCCCAGGCTTCATTAACACCTTGCGTGCCGTTACATCTCCGATGAACGAAGCAGGTATTTTGCAGAGCCAAATCGACTCAAAGAACGGTCACTACCGTGCTGTTGAAGTTGTTTACCAACCTCGTATGTCTGACGCAGATACTTCAAGCTCTGCTGAACTTACTTGTGCTGCTGGTCCTACTTTTGGCGAGACCTCTAAGCTGTACACCATCGACCCTACCGAAGGTGCTTCACGCAGCTGGTCTCTCTCTTTAGACCAACTCGCTCCACGTTGCGAAAGTGACGAGAACTATGTTGCTCGCCAATTAGCTATGCACATGCAAGCTATCAAGCGTTCAATCAACTCTGAGGCTGTATCTTTCCTTTCTACCAACTTTGGTAAATTGGCTGGTGGTGGCACATTGTTGACTACTGCCACTAAGAACAACACTACTGGTGTTTACTTGGATGACTACTTGAGCGATGTAACTTACGCTTACCAAGTTGCTGAAGGATGGGATCGTCCTATCATCATCGGTGGTGAGTTGACCCAAAAGTACATGACTGCTTTGAAGAGCCATTGCTGCGCTACTGTAAACGTAGACTTAGAGGCAATGATGCAGAGCGATGCTCAGTCATACTTCTTCTTCGAGCCTAAGGCTGACACTGTATTCGGTGCTGGTGAATTCGCATTCATGGCCCCTGGTGCTGTACAGATGCTTCGCTACAACGCTTTCAAAGGCGCACAAGGCATCCGTGTAATTGACGATGAGTCTATCAAAAAGGGTACTATCGTAGACCCTGAGACTGGCTTGGAGTTCGATTACTATGCTCAGTTGGATTGTAACACATGGAAGTTTTGGATGGGATTGAGCTACAAGTTTGTAACTCTACCTGAAGACATCTTCTTGACTACCGATGAGTTGCATGACGTTAACTACGTCTTCAACGGCAAGGTTTCTAACTAAGTTTAGAAGGTTCGCAATTACGAGGGGTGCTGAAAAGCATCCCTTTTTTTTGTATTAACTTTGAGCCATGAGTTGCTGGAATAATGTAATAGGTATAAGAGGGTTGTGCGAAGCGCAAGAACCTTCAAGCGGTCTGTATATAAACGACCTCACGGGTATCTCTATTCAAGACTTGAATGCAGGGGTAAACAGCGAGGATTCTACCGCATTTACGCTCATTCAGAGGAAGATTGACCAAGCTGCTACTATGATGCAGGCAGAGGCTTTATCTTACCTCTACAACCGCTGGAACTACACTACAAGCTCTTGGAACGGACAGATTGGATACTTCCCTGAGTCTTTACGTTCTTTAGGTGCTTCTGCTGTTTATAGAGGCATAGGAATGCGTTACCGCCAAGCAGACTACATTAGTGTATCTCTGAATGCTGTTACGCTTTTACTACCCGTTACGGCTACGATTAACGTATTGGTGGTTGACCTTATTACGGGGACCATCTTGGACACCATCCCGGTGAATGCCATTGCTAATAAACAAATTCGTTTAGTTACTAATAAGAAATACGCCAGCAATGGGCAGATGCTTAATTTAGCTGTTGTGTACAATGCTACATCTGTTGCTTCTTTTCAGACAGGTCTTTACCCTACTTATAACTGCGGAAGCTGCGGAAGAAACTATCGCTGGTATGACAATATGCTTGAGCGGACCATTGAAATCCCTACAAGCGGATCTATCCTTGAGCAGAACATTAGCGGTGGAAGCTGGACTGGTGGCTTGAGTATAGACTACCAAGTGGCTTGTAGCTTCGAGAGCCTTCTATGCGCTCATATAGGGCAGCTAGGCTATCCTTTGCTCTACAAGGCTGGAATGCTTATCTTGAAGGAGATGGAGTTCTCTAAGCGTCTTAATGGCGTTATCTCTTACAACAGAGAGCGCAACCAAGAGTTAGGCGAATACTACCAAGCGCAGTACGATGCTTATATGCAGAGATACTTTGATGCAGCGCAGCTACCTCAGAGTGGATGTTTTTCTTGTAAGCAGAGAGTAAGGCAGGCAAGCCGAATCCCATGACCCCTGAGCAATTCATAGCGCAGCTTAAAAGACAGAAGAGTACCTTACAAGCGGCAGCAGAGCAGTCTTTAGAAGAGGCAGCTAAGGCTACGCATATGAAGGTTTCTTCTCGCATCTTTATCCAAGGTAAGGCTGCTGATGATAGTAAGATAGGCAACTATTCTACCAAGCCATTAGTGGTTTCTAAGAAGTCTTTCGTTAATAAGTCTGCTTTTAAGCAAAGCCAGCGACCTAACAAAGGAGGTGGCACTCGCCCTATGTTTATTAAGTTTCCTAACGCCAAGAAGGCTACTCCCGTTATGGTGTTGCCTGGTGGATACAAGCAGTTAAAGCAGATACAGAACCTTAAAAGCCAGTATGTGGACTTGATATACACGGGAAGAACGCAGAGGGCATTTATAGGCTCTCTACGGAAGTTTGGAAGGTATGGCTGGGCAGCAATACTCCGAGGCACTAAAACTGCTGAGAAGGCTGTATTGAACGAGAATAAGTTTGGCAAGAAGATATTCGCCTTGACTAGGGAAGAGGAAGTATTCTTCACTAGGCGGTTTGTATCCACCTTCAATAAGAAATCTCAAATAACGTAACTTTGAGGATATGATAGTAACGGACATTACGAGCGAGATATTTGAGAGGCTGAAGCAATATCAGCTTGTTAAGCATTACGGCTTTGCGGAGATGCTTCCCGATGGGGATGCTACTATCCCTGCTGTATATTGCTCTAATGGCGATTATCGGCACGTTATAAACGATTACGAGTGGACTGAGGGCATTGCCTACATCCGCTACAATGGAGCAGAGAATACCACTTTGGTAGACGAGGTCTTTATAGGCTGCCAAGACTTGCTTAATACTGTCTTCCCTATGCGCTTAGTGGTTATAGGCAAGAGGAAAGGGCAGAAACCTTACGAGGTAGCTTCTCTGATTAAGAGTAAGATTACCGGTATGTACGAGAACCTTGCCCAAGCTTACGGAGCAGTCTATGTAGACATTACCGCTGCCTCTGTGCAATACGATATACGGGTTAACTTAAACTCCGAGTTTGATGGAGCAGACATTGCTTGGGACACCGAGCTGTACATTATCTCTGTTGATCTTAACATAGAAGTTCGTGGTGATGCCACTTGCTTGAACGACTTAGAGCCTTGCGCTACAAGAATATTTGATAACACTTTTGACCAAACATTTAACTAATGGGACAGCTACTTACAGATGCGTTAGTAATTAAGAACGAAACGCTTTCGGGCGCAAACACCGCAACGAGAGTTGGTGGATGGATGGAAGACGCTGCTACATACATTGAGGAAACACCGAGTGTGTTAAACTTCTTTGACTTTGCTACTGAAGGCACTACTGTCTTAACGCAAGATGTTTGGTCACCTTTAAACGCTACCATTACGGTAGGATTTAGCAGAAACGGATTAAGTGTTAATACTGCTGGACTCGTAACTTATACTGGTCCGCAGAAGTACTTCCGTGTAAGCTTTATTGCTGCTGTATTGGCTCAGACAAATAGGAAAGTGCATATTGCCTTGTTTAAGAATGGGCAGCTATGGCCTTGCTCTGAGTTTGCTCAAGCAGCAGGTTCTGTTAGCGAGGTAACCCTTCCAGGTCAATGTGTAGTCCCTTTATCTACGGGAGACACTATCCAAGTTTACGTTAAGTGTTCTACCCACGCCATTACGATTACCTTGGATAACTTGAATGTGATTATTAACGAGTTTTAAATTGCTAAATTTGCAACATGGCATTATCCAAGCTCACTAACTACGTCCTAAGCGACAGCTTCATTAGGCTCGACTATGCTGATGGTCGGCAATGGTATGTCCCTTATGGACAAATCATAGCTACGTTAATTGACCCTACGAGCGGTCAGTACATTGCTAAGTTGTTTGAGAAGGGATTGGTAGGAGAGACTTTGGAAGCTACCCAGGCTGACTTAGCTGCTTTAGGCACTAACGTACAAGCCTTTATCGATGCTTTGAATACTATCCTTAAAAACTTTAGCTTTTGGACTTCTATATATGAGGATTACATGAGCAGAGCTGCTACTGACGGAGGAAGCGTAGATACGAGGTTCAATTCAAGATGTGCTAAGTCCACTTTCATAGAGGATATGCCAACTGCTACTGACGAGTACGTTTTAGTTTGGAACACTCAGACAAGGTCTTTAGCTGATGGTGGAAACGGATTCGATGCTAGATCCCTTGATTGCTCATATGAAATTGCAGAAGAAATATTAAACTAAAAGAATAATGGCTACACCATCCTTATATATTGCCCCTGATATGCTGAAAGCTGGAAAGCTTTACTCGCAGCTACCTCCTTCAGGCGCAGGTGACTTCACGGTAGTACGCAACACTACTGCGACTCGTGTTAACGCTTCGGGGTTGATTTCGAGCGTGGCTGCCAACGTACCGAGGATTGATTACACTGGCGGTGGATGCGGAAGCCTTTTAGTTGAGCCTGCTGCGACTAATTTAGTTTTAAGGAGTGAGGAGTTTAGCGTATCAGGAACTTGGGCGCAGGTTGATACGACAATTACGGCAAACGATTTTACAGCACCTAACGGCACAATGACCGCTGACCGAATGAACATAGCAGGTCAAAATAGCAGGGTAACACAAAGTTTTTCATTGGGAGCGACTACGGTTACTTTTAGCATTTACCTTTATAGTGCTGTATCTTTTACATTGAGAATTGTTGCGGTCGTTGATGGCAGTAATGTTAGCAGAAATATTACCATAACTGCTGGGCAATGGACAAGGTTTGCTGAAACATTTACTTCAACTGCTACTATTACAAGCGTAGCGGTAAGGGGGTTAGCTGGCGGTAGCACGGGAGACATCTTCCTTTGGGGCGCACAACTCGAAGTCGGCTCAGTCGCTACCTCCTACATACCCACGGTCGCAACGACACAAACCCGTAATGCCGATGCAATATCCCTAACGGGCGCATCTGCTTTGATTGGACAAGCGAGCGGTACTGCTTACGTTGAATTTACATATAGAGGTGCGCCAACAATTAGAAGTGGTCCGCTTTATTTAAGACAAGCCACCCTTAGAGGTATTAGTTTAAGTTACGCTTCAGCTGTTGGGGGGATTGAGGTGTTATCACGCAATAATGCAGGCACTGCTTTTATCACCGCTGTGTCAGGAACGCTTCAAATAGGCACTAATTACAAGATAGCTATTGCATACGATGCAGCAGGTACAGCAGCAGGCGGAACTCGGGTTAACGGCATAACTATTTATGTCAATGGTGTTCTTGCTGCAACTGGTAATTTTCAAGTACCTGATGCGGCAGGTTTAAATGACATATGGTTCTATGGCGCAAATTCTTCTACCGAGGCAGAAGCATTTAATGGGCGCATCAACACCGCTGCCCTCTATCCGACTCGTCTTACTAACGCTGAACTCGCAGCACTAACCACCTTATAATGGCTACACCTTCACTACTAATAATCCCCGACCGCTACAAAGCAGCGAAGCTATACTCACAAATCCCCGAATCGGGGGCAGGTGACTTTACCGTTACAAGAGGCACAACGGCTACCCGTGTGAACGCTTCGGGACTAATCGAATCCGTAGCATCGGGAGTGCCGAGGATAGACTATACTGGAGGGGGTTGTGGTAGCTTGTTGGTCGAGCCTGCTGCTACTAATTTGGCTTTGTACAGCGAAGATTTTACCCAAGCCGTATGGGCGAAAACGGTAAGCGCATCAGTATCGGGCAACACAACGGTATCGCCTGATGGAACGACAACGGCAGACACTTTTACAGCAGGTGCAAATGGCAGCCAAGTGCAGCAAGTTTTTGTAGGCGTATCAGGAACGACTTATAATGTTTCTTTTTATATTAAAAGAAGAACTGGCAGCGGAGTAGTAAACATTCGTGCAGTTGAAAATGTTAATACACCTATAACAATTACCAATAATTGGACAAGGGTTTCTTTGTCTGCAACAGCTACGTCTACCTCTATTAGGGTAGGATTAACGCTTGCAACTTCAGGTGATGCGGTTGACATTTGGGGCGCACAACTTGAAACAGGCAGCGTAGCCACATCGTACATCCCTACCGTAGCAACCACACAAACCCGTAACGCTGACGTTATCTCTCTCTCATCCGTGAGTGGGTTGATTGGGCAGACCGAGGGAACTTTGTATGCGGAGGTAGATGTAAGTAAATTACTTGGCACAGTTGTCAGGGGAATGTTAACAATTAGCAATAACACCACAGCCAATAGGATTCAAATTGGATTTACTGGTGCATCTGCAAATACTATCAGGGTAATTTATTCGGGAGCATCAACACTAAATTACAATTTTGCTATAACAACTACTGGCATTTACAAGATAGCATTTGCTTACAGCGCATCTTCTACTGCTTTTTATGTCAACGGTTCTTTAGTTTCTGCTTTAGGTGGAAATTCATTTTCTGCCTCGGTTGGAAATGTTTATTTAGGTTCAGTTTTTGACGGAACTTCTGCCCTGAACGACCGCATATCCGCAGCAGCAATATACACATCTCGCCTTTCAAATTCTGAACTCGCTCAACTCACAACCTTATGATAAAGAAATACGAATTTCCGACAAAAGAAAAAGCACTTGCTGAACTAAACGCAACAAGCGAGCAAGTAGGCTTCCTCCAAGTAGAAGGCGCAGAGAATGCCGTTGACCTTGGGCATATCACTTTGGTAGATGCCGTAATGGATGGCGAGAAGGTAGTAACCCCTGCGGTCTTATCTCAAGGCTACTGCGTGGATGTGATGTGGACTATTGCACCTCCTGCTCACTTGAGTAAGTACGAGGTTGCCCCAAAAGTATCAAAGCACGGCTTCAGCGAAAGCTAATAACTTAATTTGTATTACCTTAGTACCAAATTATAAACAATGGCAGCTTTACCATCATTGACAGCATTCAACTTCGGCACAGAGCAGTTAAGGCTCGATTACGCTGACGGAAGGCAGTATTTCTTAAACTACAAGGACATTGTAGGAGTGCAGATTGACCCGACTACTGGCATTTATGTCGTTCGTATCTATCCTTCGGGAGAGGTGGGTGTATCTATCTCCGTTGCAAACCCTGACTTAATAGCTTTAGGCACTACCTACACGGCATTCGTTTCTACCCTTAACTCCTACCTCTAATGCTACAAGTTAAGCAGTTCCTACTCGAAATCGGAATAAACATCGGCATGGCTCTTAGTGGCTTTTTTGGCAGCTTACTCTTAGTAGGCAAGCAGAAAGACGCTGACATCCGTACACAGCTGTTCTCTGTAATCGCAGGCACTCTTAGCGCAAATTACGTTACTCCACTTGTAGTGGATATTGCCAACCTCGATATGCAGTCTGCTCAGTTTGCTATCGCATTCTTAGTAGGCTTTGGAGGTTTGAAGCTTGTTGAGCATTTAGATGCTAAGTACATCCATCCTATTACTAAAGTAAAGGAAGATGAGAGCGACTCTAACTAGGATTCACCACGAAGAGAAGCAGACAAGAGGTACTCTTCAAATCTTTAACAGAGACAATAAGAAGATCTTCGAGTGCTTAACCTTAGAACTCCCTTGGAAGAACAACGAGCGTAAAGTTTCCTGCGTTCCGGTAGGAGAGTATGATGTTGTCCCTCGTGTTTCTCAGAAGTATAGCAAGCATTTGCATTTATCCAATGTGCCAGGTAGAGACCTTATTCTCATCCACCAAGGCAATTACCATACAGACATCCTTGGCTGCATTTTAGTAGGCAGCAGGTTCTCTGATATAAACAAAGACGGAGTACTGGATGTGCTTAACAGCAAAGCCACTATGAAGTCATTAATGTCTACCGCTCCAAAAGGATTCACTTTAACCATTATAAATCATGCCACTCAAGCAAGCTAAAGGAAAAAGCAAGAAAGCCATGTCTAAGGCTGTTTCTTCAAACATCTCAGAATTGACTACTGCAAATAAGTCAAAGCCTAAAGGCAAGAAAAGAAGTGCAAAGCAAATTGCTGCTATCGCTTATTCTGCTGCTAGAAAATGAGAAACCCTCTAAATTATTT